TTATTTTATTTTTTCTTTCTCTAACATATTTAAAAGCCTATTAACCATTTTCTGTGAATCTTCTGCATTTTCTATTGCATCTTCTGCTTGTTTTACCGCTTGTTCTGCTTGTTTTATCGCTTGTTCTGTTTGTTTCCCAGATTCTTGCCATCCACTTATTATTCTATCAATGATTGCATTTTGTATTTTTTTATGATTAAGACTTAGATTAATAATAGTTAGTCCAACTGCAATAATCGAGAAGGCAGTAGCCAGTATCTCTGCATTTTCTAACTGTATGTTTAAGAATGGTAATGCCAAAAGAAAAAATATTGAACAAGCTAGATTTATGCTTTTTAAAGCTTGTAAGCTCCTTACTACTTTCCTATTAGATGAATAATTATCTGATAGATATTGGACAATATCCGCAACCACAAAAAATGTACCTGACAACGAAATAGCGAGGACAAACATTGAATTTATAACAATAATGCCAAACAAACTTGATAATCCTATAGTAATAAATGTTATTCCAATCATAATAACTATGAAATTTATTTCTGATAATCTTTTCATAGATTCTGCTGTTGTATCCTTCATAGTAAACCTCCTTACTTTTCAATTGCTTAAACTAAACATAATAGTTTAACGTTAAATACATACTAAATTTTAACACTTTTGAAGGTATACCGATACCGTTCAATACTTTAAAGGTTTCTTTTTTTCGATGCCATTCTACCATTTAAGCCAATTCTCTATTTTTGGTATATTACATATCCCTGAACGATTATCACGCTCTTTCAGCCAATTATAAAAAGGTACTGGCCGTTCTCTATCTGCTGTTTCTTCTATAGATGATGATTTACTAAGCTTCACACTAGAACGCTCTGCAGCCTTGTTATATGCTCCTACAAATACAGCTCTTAATGTGCTTGTAACTGTCAGAACACCTTCTTTAATGTCCATAGCAATTTTAAATAGCACGTTCTTAGCTTTTATGAAGTCAGATGCATTTTGAACCTGAGCAGATAATACAACCTTGTGTAATTCGTCTTTCAAGTTATCAGCTAATGGCAAGCTATTCATGAAGTCAAATAGCATAATCTGGTACTCGTTCATGTATTCCTTATGAGCTTCTTTTTCAGCGTGAGCATTATTATATATTTCTTGTAAAGTGCTTGTTTTAAAAGATAAATGATTAAAAGATTTAGATGATTGGTTTTCAGTTTGTTGCGCTTCAACTTCACTCTCACTAGGCTTTCCAGCTTTTTTACGCTCGGACATTGACGGTGGGACATTGTAAGGCAAAATAATGTAGATGCTTGCTCCCTGTCCACCTTTGCTTTTTACAGTCGTTTCTTTCTTAACAATCCCTAACGATTCCAGTTTTGATATTGCTCGATAAACTGTCTTTGTGCTAATCTCCAATGCTGCAGCAATTGTGGTAGCTTTCAAATGACACGCTCCTGGATTCTCTAAGCTATGAGAAGCAAGCTTGAAAACGATGGCACGCTCTGATTCAGTTAAATCGTAATAATGAGCAGCCATGTGATTTTCTACAGCTGTGTCCATATCTGCTATTGATTCAAATGTTGTGTATTGTGCTAAGTATTCAAAAGCCATCGTTTTCACCTCAATTTCACTTAAAAGTGTAAATAATACACTGTTTGATAATAATATATATTACAAAAGTGGAAGTGTAAATAAAAAATACACTAAAAAGTGAATTTATATTTTATTTAAGTGTATTTATAAGCTATAATAGTGGTAACAATAATTATTGAGGTGGTGTAAAACATGAGCATGGCAAAGAAAATTAAATTACTAATGGTTGAAAGAGATGTAACAGCTGCTAAATTGGCTGAAAAGCTAGGCACATCCCAATCCAATATTTCTAATAAGCTAAAGAGAGATAATTTTAGTGAAAATGAATTAGAGGAAATTGCAAACGCACTAGATGCAAAATATGAGGCTCATTTCGTTTTAGAGGATGGGAGAAAGTTTTAAACAGATAACTAACATTGGTTGTCTGTTTTTTTGTTCATTTATTTAGTCATTTATTTTGTAAATTATAAAGAAATCAGTCTTAAGGCTGAGAGGTCGTACTGCCTAAAGCTTATTGCTAATAAAAAGAAATAGCATTACAATTACACCATTAAAGAAAAAATAACCATTAATTGAAACATTAAGGATAGAAAGAAGATGTTTATTATGAAAATAATATGGTGGGCTATAAATATTGTATGGCTTATCATCTTTGCTGTTGGAGCAATATTTATAGGAGTAAGAAAAGTTGATGCTGCAGGGGCAGTACAAACTCCAGAAATTAAAATGGTATCATTCGCTATTTTGGGTATTGTATTTATAGGTGTAGTACTGTTTCAACTGATTTTTCTTTATATTGTTAGAAGAAGTACAACGCAATGATTCAACAAAAAGACTATCTTGTCACAACGGTTGTCTATATAGTTTTCTAAGTCACTTATATAAGTGGCTTTTTTATATGTACTATTGGTAGGATTTTCTATAGAATGAAATTACAATTATCTGTAAGGAGTGCATGACATGGACACTATCGCTGAAACAATCAAATTTGCTGGCTTTGGTAAGAAGAAAGCAATGGCTAAACAAATTCAAATGTTTGATGATCGACTAACTGAACAAGGTGAAACACTTCTAGCTGTATGTGCATCTGTTAAAGGCATCAAACAGCTTTATGTAACTGACAAACGTATTTTATTGCACGAAATCAAAGGCATTGTTTCTAACGATGAAAGAAGCATTCCTTTATCTTCAATTAGCAGTATTAACATTTCTAATAAGCTCGTTTACTCTACTATCGAAATCGTATCGACTGGAAACAAAGCAATCATTAACGATGTGCCAGCGCATATAGCACTTGAAATTAAGAGTGGAATTGAGAACCTTAAAGCAATGGCTAAAACGTCAACGGCTCCTACTAGCAAAGTGCAAAAGGACATGTTTGATGTAGCCGATGAAATTCGAGAATTAAAGGAACTATTAGAGGATGAATTAATCACTCAGGAAGAATTTGACGCGAAGAAAAAGCAATTGTTAGGTATTTGAAAAGGGAGGGTATTATGGATTTCTTAGAAACACAATTACAATTTAGAAATAGTGATTTAGAAAAAATTTATACATCTGATCAAGTAAATCTATATAAGAATTTTTACTCTGAAATAACACCATCAATTCTATCACATATATTTTCTACATTACATTGCGCGTTTAATGATTTATTTGGATTTATGAACAGGAAGAAAGATCACTATAATGCGCATCAAAGTAAACAATTAATATCAATCATTGAATTTTACGAGAACCTTCAAGGAAAGTTACAAGGAACTACCTCAGACTTTATTTTAAATGAATATTATACAGAAACCATAAATACATGCAAAGGATTCCTAGAAGGCAGTGGAGGAAGCCAAATCCCCAATAACTTTAAGATTAAATTAATAGATGAAGAGCCTATATTTAAAATAAATTCTACAATAGACCTTAAGGTGCAAAATCAAACTATTACTTCAATTTCAAAGAAGAAGATTGGTCACGGGTCATATGCCGATGTCTTCTGTTTTACAGACCCCAATTTCGGTATTAAAGTTGTTCAAAAAAAGGCAAAAAAAAATCTCGATACAAAAGAAATCACTAGATTAAAAATTGAATTTAATTATTTAAATTCTTTAGAATCTCCTTTTATAGTAAAAGCGTATACATATAATGAAATCGACAATTCATATACAATGGAATTTATTGACGAGACTCTAGATTCATATATACGTAAGAATAATACTAAAATTACACTTTACGATAGACGTAATTTAATTGTGCAATTATTAAAAGCATTCAAATATATCCACAGTAAAGAATTATTACATAGGGATATTAGCTACACTAATATTTTAGTAAAAACATATGATGATTCTAGTCAAATAATAAAAGTTGCTGACCTTGGTTTAGTTAAAGAAAAAAACAGTAATTTAACAGGGGATAACTCTCTTGTGAAAGGTTCATTAAACGATTACTCTGACCTTGAAAGAGTTGGATATAAGAATTATAAAATGGTCCATGAAACGTTTGTATTAACTAAAATTGTCTATTTTATTCTAACAGGTAGGAAAAACTTTGATAAAGAATCTACCTCCTATTTAAAAGGTTTTCTAGATAAAGGATTATCACCAAATAAAGAACATCGATTCAAATCAGTTGAAGATCTAGAAAATTATTTAAAAAAATCTGTTTACAACTATTTAAATTAATCAAAATTTCTATTATGTATGACCAGGTACTCACTTTCAACTGAGCGCCTGGTCTTTATTTTGGTGACTGATTAATAATTTATACTTACGATTTGAAGAATAGATTCAATATATTATCTAATTCTTAATTTACTATCTTCTATTTTAATAGTTGGATTATATGTGTCTATCAAACTTTGAACTATTATCTTGTTTGCTTCTGACATTTTAGGACCACACAAGATAGTCATTTTTGAAAGCATTTCTGGTTCAACTGGTATATCTATATATGGAAAAATATTGTGGGTTCTTAATGCTGCGCCAATACTTTCTACCCCTTCATCTTTCTCTTTTCGCATATTTTCGAACTCTTTTATTGTAAACGGAAGTATTTTGGCGCAGTATCTCCATTCTTTTTGAAATTCCCATACAGTTCTTTTATGTTTAACTACCTTATCAAGATCAAACTTAAATGTTAAATATTTATCATCTTTGAGCTCTGTGAAAATCTCAGGGCACAATAATTCGTGCTTATCTGTATAAAAAACTTCAATTAATCTAATCTGCTCGTCTAAAAATAATACATCCTTGGAATAGTTATCTTCGCAATGCTTTTGAATACCATTATATCTACTATTCTCTTTATCAAAATCTGCTGTAAAAAAATATTTTGGTAATCCGATTCTGATCCCTCTCATTTCTGGGGTATATAAATTCCATAAGGGGATAGATTCTTCTGAACTATCTGTCCAACTACTACTAAAAATAAACCTACCCACATTCTCAAAGTCTGTTGAATTTCCTTCTTCCAAATCATCCATATCTGTTAAATTATTTAATCTAAAAGTTCGATTTTTTAGAATTAGTGCAAGAGTCTCTACACTAGTATAGTGATATAAAATATCATCGTTATTTCTTACGTCCATAATATTCTCTCCTTTATAATTCCCCTAAATATATTCTATAATATCATATATAGGAAATTATATTGTTTACTCATCAAATAGATTTCCACCTCATACTTCTTTTAAAAATAACAAAAGAGTAGCCCGATAACATTCAATATCGGGTCTAATTTCTATTTACTGCGCTGTGAAATAATAATCTTCAATCCTTCAAAATCACCACTTGTCATAGTGCCATTATCGAATTTTTCCAGCCATGACTTATCAATCACCTTTTTGTCTACGGCTTGTTGAATATAATCACGTACTGCAGCTTTTGCGGTTGTACTAGTGAATTTCATCGTATCATCATCATCCTTTTCTGTTTGCTGTGGTTTATCCTCTACTATAAGTTGCACTCTTACAGCGCTACTTATTGGTACAATTACTTGTCCTTCAAATTTGTAGCCTGCAGGAATCTTCCATGTTGTAGGAATTTCAAAATGTGGTGCATCGTACTTTCCAGCCTTCCAATATCCACCCCATTCAATCCCTAGCTTCTTAGCAATTGCGCCCACTTTTGAAAGTGTAGAATTATCATATAAATTACGAGGTGGTGCTACAGCAATATCCCAGGCTCTACGTGATGTATGATTACTATTGCGTGTCCAGGTAACTACTTGCCCTGGTCTCGTTCGTCCTTGCTCATATAAGTAATTTTGGCGCACTTGGCTGCGGTATGTTTCTGTGATAAAAATGTCTACAATGCCAGCTTTGAAGCATTCCTGAAAAAGTAAACGACAAGCTGTTTGAGCAGATGCAGTTAATTCACTTAAATCTCTACATGTTTGAGTTACGCTTGTCATTTCACATCTTCCTTTCGGTTATATTTCAAAGCTCTTTCACTATCATTTAACCCTGGTGTAGTTGGATCACTCACAACACCAAATAAAACTAATAATGCAAGCACAGTATTAAAAATATCTGTTACTTGCTCATTGTAAATCGTTGTATCAAATCCAAATAAAGCCGCAATTTGTTGAATTAATAACAGCAACAATGAAAATGCTCCCACTAAAAATGGCTTATGATGTAAACGTACTTTCCAGTTGATTTTCATATTAAATCAATCCTCCTTTTATAATAAAGGTCAACAATGCTCCCACAAGTCCACCAATTACTAATCTTAAAATCCAGGTTGTATTATCTTTAATTCCGCCTATATCCTCTCTAATTTCCCTGATGTTTGATTCAGCTACAGCTAATCGAGTTTTCACATCGGTCATATCATGTTCTAACTTCCCAATACGTTGTTCATCCATTAGTTCACCTCGGAAATCAATATAAAAGCCCTCCACAATGGCTGTGAAAGGCATAAAAAATAACGCTAGCTTAATGCTGCGTCTACTTGTTTTTCGTTATCTAGTAATGCTTGTACAGCTTCACGCCACAACATCGGCACCTGGTCAACTGTTCGCAAATTCATTTTAATTAAATCCCAATATAGTTTGGCCATTATAAAACCTCCTTAGTTGCTATTAATTCTGCCAATTCCGCAATAGCTAATTGACTTTCTATTTTGTCTTGTTGTTGTGCCTCTGCCGATTTAGCTATAGCTAATTTCAATTCTTTGTTTTCTTCTTTAACAGTGTTTAACTCGTTTTGCAAGTTTTGTATGATCTGTTCAGGCGTTGGCGACATCGGTTCCATGTCGTAATACTCGTAAAATAGTGTTTGCGTGTCTGTATTATAAAACAATTCTGCACGTTTATTAGGGAACCGTTCGGGTTGCGGAATTGAATCTACTAAAATTCCTAGCGCTTTTTCTTCTGGTGTTAATAATTCGGGCATGTAATGTTCCGACACTACCCGTTTTTTGTTAGGTTCTTCTGTGACTGCTAAAAATAAAAATATTTGACCCATGTTTGAAATCTCCTTTATCGTTGTACTTTTAATGTTCGTGAAAATACAGGCGGGTTTATTGGCAAATTATTAATAGGTGATACGAATGCGTTTTCTGAAAACCCTAGACATTTGACGGGCGCTGATGTTTGATGATCGGTTCTATAATCGAGTCTTGCCTCTTGCGTTGCCGAGCCACCACCCGCGTTCATTTTGTATAAAATTAAAGCGTTTGTACCTATTACCGCAAAAAGATCGCCCTTTATCCCAAATCCAGTGCCACCCGACAACCCTGTGGTAAGAAGTGAACCTGTCTCCACTAAAGATGTCGTGTAATGGTATACTAAGGCGTTGTATTTTAGTACAGATATACCGCCCATAGGGTTAGGCGCTAAACCTCCAATTGTGTTACTTCCTATCGTGGTTAATTTACCTAAATATATCCAACCTGGTGTAAAATGATAAACCGTTGCAAGGCTAGCGAGAAAAATTGTCTCGCCCACAGTTTGAATCCATAGAGGGATACCCTCCGAGAAATTACTCCCTATGTTGGATGGGCTTATGGTCACAAATTTACCATCCATTGCAAAGTGTGCAATTTGATATATAGACCCCGTGGAGGCGAATGCTAAAATGTATCGTTGTCCTATATAAGTGTAAGTGCAAATATCTATCACGTTGTCTGTATTGTTCGACGATACTATTTTCGTTCTAGTTATAGGAGCACCACCTTTCGCGGTTAGTAGTTCGATGCCACCACCACCGCCCACAAAACCGTCCAAATCGCGGTATCCTATATACAAGGTAGTGCCGTCCACAATTATACGCCCCGCAAATAAATAATTTACATACCGTTGCCATACCAATTTGCCTGTAAGAACTTCCCAACAAAATAACCAACTATCTCTAGGTTGTCCGTAATAAGCATACGCGTACTCCACACCATCGACTGTTGCGACCTGCGTCGATTCGAAATTAAAATACGAGGAACGCGCTTTGTCATTAATGTTCGTTTGGATATAATCGCGGTTTATGAGGTCTTGCGCTTTTATCAGATCACTTGTACCATATCCACCCCCTTCACCCTGTAAGATAAAAGCCGTACCATTGAACGATACAGTGTATACACCGTTGTCCACTAAGCTATTAGCCGATAACGGTTTTCCTCGGCTACTCAACAATGGGTAGTCCACTGTAGGTTTTGTGTTGTCAGTTCTAACAATTCTAAATTTCATAGCCCCTGTGTTATTTAACACTTTAGTGAATCGTATCGCTATGCCGGTTTTCGGCACAGGTGACGCGACATTAGGGTCTACCATTGGGATGTCATTAGCTTTCACTGTAACGACATCTATTCCGGTAGATGGGTAAAACCTGACATGCCCTAAATCATCTTTGATATGGGTATCGAGCTTCGTGTCAATAGCTGCAGTCTGCTGATCCGTATACTCTTTAGCATTTGTTTCAACATCACTTACAGTTTGTTTAATCTCATTAATCGCCCCTGCCAGCGTCTTATCATTTGTTTCTAAGTCAGGAATCGATGCGCTACCCTCCTGCAATTCACTTACTGCAGTGTCCAATACATCCATGTTGTCATTTAGATCCTGAACGTTTATGCTGTCTGTTAAATCAGGCTTTTTTAAATTTAATTTTGGTGTAAGTTGCATCAAATCACCTCATCCCATATTTTTATATTTTCCCAAGTTATTTTGCTTACATCTTCCCAAGTACGATCACTTACAAAGCCCCACGTATTGAAGGAATAAACATAGTTAAATTGCAAATGAGCAGGAACAATAATATCAATTGCCTGCATTAATCCTTCTATGTTGTCAGGTATGCCCCTGGTACCTACGAATCGAATCTCGTAAACACCTGGCGTATCTATCGCATTTACTTCTACTTCTCCATTGCTGTATGCAGCTGCTACAGCTTTAATTGTTGCTTTGGTAGTTTGGTCGAAGCTAGCTCGATTACGTGAAATAATTTGCTCTCTACGTTGGTCATAGCGTAATGAACTATTCGCCTGAATAGCAAGATCACGTTCGTAGATTGGTAAGGCTTCAATAGCTGTATCCACAAAAAGGTTTCGCTCGGCTATTTCTAGCTGTTGTTCAGTGTTTCGGAACTCTTTATCATCTGCGGTTAAAACAGCTCTGAAAATCGTTGATTTACGCTCATACAGTGGTAAATGCTTAATCATGTCCGTGAAATAATCTCGCGTTGAAACAACAATACTTGTAATCATTTCTGTTTGTGTCTGCATGATGATAGGCGATTGCACTACTTTAACACCTTGCGGCTGCAGCTCTGTTATAACTTCGTTCAGGGAATTACCTGACGTTGCTACGGTTACGCCTTGTGTCTGTAACTCTGTTTCTGTAATCATCAGGGCAAGTCTAAAGCATTCCCATTGGTGCGCTGAAAGCTCACCCCAGGTAAAGACTGCAGCTTGACCCCATTCTGATTGTGGTATAGCGTGCATAGTTAATCACCTACTTCAATCGGACAATCAAATAGTTTTTAGGTATCTTGTATTGGCTTGATACATCAATATTCTTTGTAAATTCGGCTTGCGATTTAAACAGCAAATTGCCACCCGTTTTTGCGTCAAATATTCCAACATGCGATATATCTCCCCACGACTCCGTAGCAATAGGAAATAAAATATCCGCATTATTAGAAGTTTGACCATCCGTTGGTGTTGCAAATATCCCTTGCTGCCTTGCATAACTCGCTGTGTTTACTTCAACATCATTATTAAAGAGGGCTACATATACTGTCGTTGTTTTTAAATTGTCCGTTAGAACCTTGTTTTTTAAATGGACTGTCATGTGATTCATTCATTTACACCTCCCATAAGTGCCACGGCATCATCAGGAATGGATACATTTGCGGTTGATCCATTGATTAATAAATCCTGATAATCCATAACTCCGTCACTATCGATAATGAGCGCCCCTATCTTTGCGTAGCTCACAAACGAAGTCTTAAAAGCTATCTCTTTTAAATGCTTTGTAATATTCTTTTTGATATTTGCTTTGACTACTTCCTCAGTGAAGCCAGGCATTAAAGTTATGGCTACTGTTAAATTAAGTAGTAAAGCAACTGCAGACATGACAAGAAGGTCCTCAACACCAAACGGCATTTCTTTTTCAATATGCGCCCTTACATCTTCTATTAGCTCAGACGGTGCAGGTAATTTATTCGCATCGATTACAACTACTTTCATTGATAGTGGGCCGTTGTAGCGAGGGAATATCTTTGCATCACCAACGCCTGTCACTTCTAAGGCCCATTCACGATAATGATATTTGTTGCCTGCCTTACCTGGGCGCTGCAGCTTGTCATAATATCGTTGGCGTAAATCGTTATCCGTTTCCGCATCATAGCCATCCACAACAGGCTCAGGATTGTACACATTGATTAAGCCAGGAATCGATACAGGGAAGTTTTTAATTGTATTGGCTGGCACATTCCCTATTTGGCCAAACTCGTTACACTGTATTCTGACATGAGCTAATCCACTTTCATTAAGTGTTACTTCTTCAATTACAGTAAATAAAATGGTGTCAGTACCCACCATTTCGCCAGTTCTTACAATCGTTCCAGCTGCACCCGATACGATGACAGTCGTTGTTGCTTGTGTGGCCAACTTTCGGCTTTGCCCTGTGCGTTGATATACAATACGTGTTAATTCATCACCTGTTAAATTCTCAATATCTAATTTCTCTTGTACTTCTGAAATTTTCTTTTGTTGACTAGCAAATTCAACAGCTGCAGGCTTTGTTACATCATAAATAAACTCACCTTTTGCCTTGTCGTACTCGTCATTAATGCCGGACATCATGCGATCATGAATGAGTTTTTCATCTTCCATTTAAGCTACCACCCCCTTTAACTGTTCATCCATATCAAATGCCCCTTCTACGGTAACGACTCTAAATTTTATCCGCATCCATTTTCCATCACGCTCAAATTGCCACTCTTGTACTTCTTGAATGTGCGTATGTTCCAATAATGCTGCAGTAACTTCTCGTTTGATTTCTGCCTCTATAAAAGCGCGTGGCAAGCTAGAACCTATTAAATCGTCCAGTGTTGCACCGTAATTTTCATCTTTATAAATCCTGAATCGAAAGCGCTCAGTCTTTAAGACTTTTATGATCCATTGCTTTAATGTTTCAAGACCATGAATGGCAACCATCTTCCCATTCCGAATCACAAAGTCACCTTTATCAAAGTCATATAAAAAAGACTTACCTAGTGGCGGCAAGTCCGTTTCGTTTTCCTGGGTATTAAATTCAAGGTCTGCAATCTTAGGTAACATCAAACTTCACCGCCTTATCGATCACAAAATACATTTGTTCATCAGCTGTTGGAATTAAAATAACTTCATCACCATTTATCAAGCCTTTAGTAACAACCGTTTCAGTAAATATTAATTGTTCATTATCCAAAGTGATTGTTTCGTTTAACTGTATATTCGTATTAGGTGGAGGCGTAATGACTTTTGCAGTTGTCATGGATTTAGTGATATTTGCTGTTGTGGGATCTTGGCCACCTTTAATAAGAATAGCTAGTTCCGTCAAAGCATCCATTTACTTCACCTCTAAACTAGGTTTCATGGTATGAATCCCATTGCTGATTGTATGAAGCACGTCTTTAATAAGAAACGTGCCCTTAATGCCTGTCACTGGTTCTTCTAATTTAAACAGTCGGCCAGCTCTGAAATTATCGTTTCCCATTAATTCTACGCTGTTTTCTTCTACTACTTTTGATAATTGTTTTAACTCATTTTCGGCTACCTTAGCAGCACTCTTTTTTTCTTTCTGATCCAGTTTTACGACTTTCTGCAGACGACCGTATTTGTTGACCATTTTCGTGTCTGACTTCTGCAAAACTACTTTGTCATTATTTCCAACGACCTGAATCGTATTAATCATGTCGACAATGCTACGCTTTTTAGAAGGTTTCATTATAACTGAATGAATATCGTAAGCAGTACCACCTCCATACAGTTGAAAGGTTCCTGTAACCACTACATTACTTTGCTTTTCAATGTATAGTTTGCCCTGGCGCATTTCCATGAGATATTTAACGCCTAACGATTGCTCTGCAGCCGTTAGAATTTCTTTGATAATCTCACTCACTTTTTTCTCGTTAAAGATTTTTGAAATGGATTTAGGGATTGAAACAATATGACCGATCGGCACGTTAAAATCTTTCAAGATCTTCTTAATACATGCGTCTGCAGATAGTTTTTTAAACTGATATACAGCTGTGGATTTATTTAAGTAAAAGGCATAATCAAACCCAATGTAAGCAATAGGTGAGGTGCCACTTTTTAGCTCGTCTACTATAATTACGCGTGTGATCTCTTTACCGTTATTAAGTAAAACAACCATATCCCCTATGTCACAAGGATTTTTAGGGAAATGTTTTGTATCATTGAACGCAATACTAAAATTCAGTTCGTCCCCTAGTTCATCCATGTTACTACGCCAGGTTAAGGTACCTATCATTGGTGTAATATTTATCTTGGTATCACCCTTGATTAACCATAATTCGTGGGCCATCATTTCACCTTCTTTTTATTGAGATTAATAAACTTAAACTCAGATAAAGCGAGCGTATAATAAACATCACCTGATCCATCTTGCACGCCTGCCTCAAAGTTATCGATGACAACAGGTATATTAATGGGTGTATTCGTAATGATTAATCGAATCGGGACTCGTCTATCAATCCATGATTGGATGATTTCATAATACTCCCACCCCAAATATTTGTTGTTTCGTGAAAATGGGTATGCCTTAGACGGAAAGAAAGAGTCAAATGCCAATGACTTCAACCCTCTTTGACCAATCAATTTAATATCACCTTGATTAATAGTCGTATAGATTTCATGATTTAGAGGACTTGCTATCTTAAATTCTGACGGCACGATAGGAAGCTGAATAACCTGTTCACGATTATTGATACTTAAAAATATATCCATCTATTCAACCCCCTATAAATTAGCCATTCGTAATTTAAGCATTGGCACAACTTCATTGACTACTTCCATTGCTGTAATACCTTTAGCGTTTAAGTTCTGAATGATTATAGTTACACCGTCGCTATTTGCAGGTGTAGCCTGTGAAGTACTTCCCCCAGGTGTTGGACTTGCTACAGCAACAGGTGAAGGCTGCACCATTTGATCCACATTATCTATTGATCCACCAGCTGCACGAATCCTTTCAGATTGTCGAGCCGGAATGACCATTTCATCCTTATGCAGTTCAGCTATGTAACCATCATAGGGCACACGATCTAAACCGCTGGCATGTGATCCCGAAATGAATTTACCTACAGAACCTGCAGCCTTTCCAATAGCACCACCAATTTTTGAAACCCATTCAGGCGGTTGAAAGCTTAGGATTGCATTTTTAAAGCTGACAAACTTGTCATACAACCCCTTAAAAACGCCTGTAACTGGCTGTATTTTTTGAGCAGCCCAATCATAAATGCCTCCGAATACTTCTTTTGTCGTGGCCCACAACTCGCCTGCTTTTACCTTAACCGTATCCCAATTTCGATATAACAAGACACCTGCCGCAACTACTGCAGCTATGCCGATAACTACCCAAGTCAAAGGACTGGCAAGCATGGCCGAGTTCATGGCCCATTGTCCAGCTGTCGCTAGGCCCATTGCTGTTTTAAAACCCTGGACCATAGTTGTAACAGTTGAAATAACTTTCAATGTCCCCATTCCTGCTGCCACAATCCCTGCAGCTGTGCCCACACCGATAAGAGTTTCTTTAATTGGCCCCCAATTCTCACGGACCGTATTTCCAAACTCAAATGCTTTTTGTACAATCCCTTGAATTTTAGGAACCAATTCATCAGCTTTTTGTGCAACGCCCTGTAAAAATTCTTGCGCTCCTGCACCGTTTACAACATCGGCTATTCCTACCTGCAATTCACGCCATGATGAAATTAGCCTGTTTTTAAGACTTCCTTCCACTTTGGCGGCCGCTGAATCTGTCGCTCCTTCAAAATCCTTCATGGCGTCTTTTGATCCAAGCATTGCATACATGGCCCCTGCTTCGAGGTCTTCCCATTTAGTACCGAAAAGTGAAACAGCTAATTGATTGGCCGTTACCTGGTCATCCATGCCTTTTAACTCGGCTGTAACAGCACTCGCAACCTCTGCTACCGTCGCTTCGCCACGGTTAAAACTTTCCCAAAGGTCAAATGTCGATTTACTCATGGCTGAGAATGTTTCATCCGTTGACTTCGAGCCATCTTTAACCCTGATCTGAAACTCTTTCATGACGTCATTTACGTAATCCAGGTTATAAACGCCAGCTTTCGCGCCTCGTTCCATAATGCCGAAATATTCTTCTGCACTATAGCCCATCGTCCCAAATAACGACGAATACTCAGCTACATTGTCAAACATTTCATTAGAGAAGTTTAATCCTCGTTGACCACCTGCAGTAAATAAATCAAATGCCTTATCTGCTGAGATTCCAAAGGCCTCCATCATATTGTTTGTACCGCGAGTGACCTCGTTAACATCACCATCGAACGTTTTTGCTAATAACATTGCATTAGAAGTGACTTTGCCAAGTTCCCCATTATCAATATTTTTCATATTTTGTCTTACACGCGCTAATGAATTTGTGACTTCATCGATGTTTTCCCCATAACCTTTGCTAAAAACTTCTTTAGCTGCATTTCCGTACACGCCCATTTGTTCTGCAGTAGCGCCAGTTTGTGCCTGTAACATATCTAATGAGCTCCCCATATCTAAGACGGTTTTCCCCACACTTGCCCCAAATGCTGCAACTCCTGCAGCACCCAAAGCAGCTGCACCAGCACCAACCGTTTTAAATATCCTTGTTGCACCTTGGCCAAAGCGTTGAATACTGTTCCCCACTCTTGTAATACCTCGGCCGAAATCATCAGCTCGATCACTAGCACGTCTTAAATTGCTAGAAAAGTCACGGTCTTGCAAGGTAAGAACTGCAGATATAACCCTGTTTCCCAATTCCTCACCGCCTTTACAAAAGAAAAAAGCTAGAACGGTATTGTAATCAACGCTCCAGCTTTCATATATTTGTTTCTTTCTTCTAATTCCTTATCCATACTCGCTGTCATAAATAGCTTTTCGTCATAAGGTAAATTTAACAGTTCATCAAGTTTACGGCCTTTTTGAGTGTAGTGATGAAGAAAATAAAAATCATCATCACTATCAATTAGTTTTTTATCGCTTTAACGCCGCCTTTTTTGTATCCTGCAAGCTCGAAAGCAACCTCTGACAATTGAGCAATCTCACCAGGTTCAAAGATTTTAGAAACAACATCAGTAGGCAATGTGCCTCCGTATGCCTTTTGTAATTCAGGATCTTTTAAATCAGGTTCCACCATTGTGTTATAGACCATGTATTCGTCTGCGTCTGTATCGTTGTTTTCGTCTCGCGTCATTTTCATTGTATCTACACATAAAGATTTTTCAGGTTTACGCAATACAACTTCAACGCCTAAACGCTCTACAATCACTGTCTCAGTGACATCGTCCTTTACCTGGTATTTTTCTTTTTCCTTTAATAAATCCGTAACTGATAATCTTTTAATAGGTTTTTTAGACATTTATGTTTCCTCCGTTATATTTATTTAGGCGCCAATTAAATCAATTGGATCATAGTCCGCAAAGTTAAATGGTAATTCTTCTGAACCAATTGTTTTTTGTGCAAATTGCATTAACATGAATTCATTGAAAGTTACTTCTTTGATAGCTATACGCTCAGAACCGAAAGCGTCAGGATCGGCAAGTTTACCCACAAGACTAACCTCAGGTACCTTACCCTTTTTAACATCAACCGCTAATAACTTCGCTCCTCGGCTATAAACCTTTTTCACTTTCAAAGAGCCTTCGCCTGTCCAACCTGTCATTTTTTTGTGTGTGGCTGGATCTTCTGCCATGTTTACATCTTCGTAATCAATAGAAACTTTAGCTTCGAACTCCTCAACATCTAGCCATTTTTCATTGTTTACCCACACGCTGCCATAAGTACCGTTGATCACTTGATTAGGTTTGAATTTTTTACTCATCTGTTCCCCTCCTTAAATCGCAATATCTAAATCTAAGTCCTCCATAGCGTCAACGATTTTAGCTTTTCCACCTAAATATACATTGCGCTTAAAGGTTCTTTCTTTCACTTTTTGATCGTCCCAATCAGATGTATCAACACCGATTTTCTCCCATGCGGCACGTTGTTTTTTCACATTTACCTCTGTCAAATTATCGAAGTTAGGATCTAGTATTTCTTGATCTCCTAACCCTGAAAAATAAACATTGATAGATTGGAAAAATAGTACCTGGTTATCATAGGTATTGTTTAATTTACCGATGTAATATTTATCAAAGGTTGTCCGAATATCGTCTTTAATCATGTCCTGTACTTCCATGATACGGATTGATTTAAAGTCTTCCGTTTTCACCCCTGTAAGTGTCGTTAAACTATTTACACCACGTCCAATTTTAATGACTTCACCGTCATTGATAAGAATAAGTTCACCTGCATCGACAGCTGCGCTAGGATCTTCTATCTCTGTAATTGCATCAATCTCAGGAAGTTCAAAATAAGTAGATGAACGAGTAAACGGCAACCCTGCTAAAATACCAGCAATTCGGCATGTATATTCAGATGTTGTGTACTCTTTTTCTTTTACCTTGATTCCTGTAGTTGTGAAATTTATAATCCCTTCATGATCCGCTAAGGTGTTAGGTAATACTGCTTTGAAAGTCTTTTTCTCCACACGTTTTTTCTTGATCCAAGATTCAATAGCAGCTGTATCAGCGTCCTTAATGCCTGGAATGGCCAAGTAATTAAAGCGTTTATTATTTAGGCGTTGCAATGCGTCAGTGTAATTCTCTGCAGTTGTTGGCAATCGCTCAATAATTACTTTGCTTGGTGTTCCGATAAATGTTTTTTGAATGTAATCCAGGTTTGCCGGAGACCATTCATTTGTTTTTACTTCATCAAAGCTTTTGTAAATCACTGTATCATCTGTCTGCACTTCATCTTTTAAGATCAAAGCAACTATTCCTAGCTGGCTACGCGTGATAACCGTATCGGCTTTACCAATAAACTCAATATTAATTTGCGGTAGGCCCATTGTTTAATCCCCTTCCTCAACCAATTCGCCCATAAGCTCAATTGGATATTTTTCATAAAAATCTTTGCCATTTTTTATTTCATCTTCGAAACCAACGTCTTCATTTTCATATTCACGACCATCAAAGAATTGAAGATCAAATTCAAACTGCAGCACGCCATCTATTTCATCAAAATTCGGTTCGTTTATATCTAAATGGCGATCCTCAATTGAAAATTTAAGATCAAATAAATCACCTAGCTTTTCTTGAACATCTAATAGTTCAATAGCGTTATCATTTTCATCTTTAGGAAAATAAAAAATGCGAACCGTACAAGCCCTTTCAACTTGTGTCAAATGGCCTTCACGCTTCACATTATCTAATTCCACTTTGAATGATGGCCGTGTAAAACCTTCATTTGCTGCTTTACTTGAAACATCCATATCAAAATTTGATTGTAACTTTTTATTGATTGTTGTTTTTATCTTTTTAAATGTAATCATAGTTTCTTTTTCCTCAACAATTCATCTAGCCATTTCACGGTTTCAACTTCAATATCACCTGAGGTTTCAAATTCTCTCATACCTTTGTCCAATGGTTTTTTACCTGGAACAAATTCACCCGTCCTATTGCCATCATGGTCTACCATCCAATGACCATCCTCCACCAAATGGGCGTGTGGTGATGAATTATAAACACGTACAACTAAATTGCCATTATAGCCGACAAAGACTTTTCCTCGTTTCCACTTCTTGTGGTACCTACCTGTTTTCTTTTTAACTAGGCTACGAGATTTCTTAGCTACAGTAGTCCTGGCTTTCGAGCCTATTTTACGCATTAGTTTTGGTGCCTCATTAGGTAAATCCTTTGTTGCAACATCAAATAAATCCTTTTGAAAGTCGGTTAAACCGTTCATTTGAATGCTCACTTCAACACCTCCTGAACAAAGATTTCAAGTGTTTCATTCTTAAAATAAGGATTGAGAACATATTTGATTTCAAACTCATGATCCTTATATTTGATACGCATATCCTTTGTAATGTCTTTGCCAGCGTTATATCGAACAATAATTTTATGTGTAACATTGGTTAGGACTGTATCAGCTACTTGCTTTTGAAGCGAGCCAGTTTGTGGAATGATTGCAGCCCATACTTTCTTTACAGGTAGAAACTTATAAATAGTTTCTTCCAGTTCATTTTTTGCCTTTTGATTAGTGAGGATTTCAATTCTGTGTCTTAAATCTCCAGGATTCATCATCTCACCTCAAAGTAAATTAATAGAATGCATGTCTAAAATGTTTTGAACAACTCTATTTACATTGCTATCCTTCACTGTAAAGACACGATTTTCATACATTTCATTTGCAAGTACAAAAACAGCAATTGAAATATCCTCTTTGGTGTCTAACTGTTCATCTGATAACCCTGTATAGCCTTTGATATAGGCCTTTACAGCCGATAGAATAAGCGTAAAAGTTGAAAGGATTTCCGTATCCGTTTCATCTTCTCGCCCATATTTAGCCAGCTCACCTGGCGTAATTTCACTAACCTGCATCGGTTTTCACCTGCTTTTTCGTAACAACTTCCTCGACATGGCCAGCCTGTAACAAGTCCTCTGCAACTTCTTTCGATAACACTTTCACTTCATCTTTAGACATTGTGACGCTACCCGAAAAGCTTACAAGTGCTTTTACTTTCATCCTGTCACCTCCAATAAAAAAACGTAGAGTATAGCCCCTACGCTGATTTCATAACTAATTTAGAGATTTTTTGAGCATTTTCAACCTTAGCATCAATTTCAATCCAGCCAACAACTCCAATAGCATGTTGAGTTGAATATTTTTCACGGAGGATTTCAATAGAAACATTTTCAGCAAGTTTAACCGCTAGACCTGACATATCACCATAGAAAATAGCCGTTTTACCTGCCTCCATTCCTGGCATATTATCAGATGTATACACATCTTTACCTAATAAAGTATAGCCCCAACGTGCGGTAGCATCTTTGTTTAACAGGTAGTTACCTTGTCCATCTTTCAATTTGCGAATAGCTTTACGCGTTGTTTTGTTCATAATCCAAATTGCATTGCCCTGGAAAGCGTCAGGTACTTCTTCTTGCACATCAATTAATTCATCAGCTGTTAAAACTGTTGCAGCTGCTGCTGTCACACTTTGCGTAACTGTTGAAAGCCCTGTTACCTTGTTAGGTGTACCATTTAACAATTGGTTTTCAATCCATTTAGCAATTGATTCAGCCATTTTTCCAACTACAAATGATACAAGATCAAACTGTGAATTATTAACAAGTGATTTAGATATTTTACTTAATGCGCCTGCTAAAAAACCTTTTAACTCGATTGAACCAAACTTACCGCTAGTAGATTCCAATTCCGCAAATTCATCAGCATAACCCATTTCAATTGTTCCTGCAGATTCATCATAGTATGGAATACTTAATGTGCCGCCTACATTATAGCGAGTTGCCAATTGATAAACTGGTGAAATATCGTATACCTTTTGAATAATCTTGTTGGCAATGCTAGAAGGAATAACGGCCCCATTTGCACCTACTGTTAAATTAACATCCGCTCGTTCCTCCACTAAACCACGAATGTAGTTATCGAAAGCGCGTGTTTCAGCTTCTTCTTGTGTTCGTTGTTCAGCTTGTTTAGCAGGTAATTTTTTGTCTAAAGAACGTGCTTCATCCAATGCTGTGATCGTTTTATCAAGTCCTGCAATTTCGCTTTTAATTTCATCAAAGCGAGTCGATTCCTGGTCAGTTAGTGCACGCGTTTCTTCTTTCGCACCCTTTAGTAAATTGTCCATTTCATCTAATAAATTGTTGCGCTGCTCCACTAGTGATGGCATAGATCGAGTTTCAATAAATTTCTTAATATCTTTTTTCATGTTAGTTTCCACCTTTCAATTTTAAAAGCTCAATTTGTTTTTCATATAATGAGTAATCAATTTCTTTATTAGATCGCGTTTCGTCTGAACGGTTTTCAATCTCGGCTTTAAAATCAGCACCACGAGTTTCAGAAATTGCTTGTTCTTCTCCGCGAGCCTCGATAGAAGTAGCTACATAAGCTGGCGTAACATCTAAAATAGACACTTCTAAAAGTTCGATGTCTTCAAGTGTGCGTTTCTGAATGCCATCTTCTCCGTCTTCCCACAACGGCTTATTATCAACAAAGCCAAATGACCAACCTTTAAGCTCGCCATCTTTTGCTTTTTGAATGATTTTTTCATCAGATACATGAGCAATAGCACGCAAACCGATGTTATCCTCATACAATTGCAAATTGCCCTCTTGTAATGATCCAAGCTTTCGATTTTTGTCATGATTGAATAATAGATCAACGTTTTCAGCTTTATCTAAAGCTCTTTCGAAGGTTTTAGCACGGATTTTTTCTTTAAAACGTCCTCTTGGTGAAGGTAAAACGCGACTTTCGCGCTCAACAGCATTTACATAGCCATCTAGTAATACTTGATTTCCTCTAATTTCAATCCTCAACTTCTTCACCTCCCTTCTCGGATACCTGGCCACCTTCTGAAATATCAGCGGTTTTATTGGTATTTGGCGTATAAATTGTCTTTGTTTTTGGATCATATAAGACATCTTGCAAGCCCAGCTTAATGAAATCCAAACCAAGTGGTGGTTGATCTTCTAAATAACGAACCTCGTCAATCTGCATCCAGCCAGTTTTAATAGCAATTTCATAAGCTTTATAGCGTTTTTCAATGTCACCTTTGATTAGCTCTTTCATATCAAAAGCAAAATAAAAAGACTGCTCTTTTTCCGATGGAAGAAGCAAGTCCTTGTTCAATGCCGTTTCTATTGCTCGAATAATCGGCAGTATGCAATTTTTAATAAAGTTTGTATGCACTTCTTCATTGGCTGAGCCATCCAAAATGCTATCAGGTACTTTAAAGAGTTTATTTATTTCGCTTGAATTGGTCTTTTTATTTTCATTCAGCTGCATTTCAACCGATGTACTCGACGCCTCTTTGAAATCTAAGCCATTATTTAATACAACAATATTTTCTGTATTGTTCTTGTATAAATTATTCCAGGCTGTTTTTAATTCCGTAATTGCATCCTTTGACAATCGGCCCAGCGACTTTAAGAAACCTTTTTTATTACCACCCGTTTTCACAAGTGATTCCTCAAAAACAAGCGTATTGTACGCAACCGATAAAATCTTATTATGATCCTTAATAATGCCATTGCCTGTTACACCGTCTTTTGAATTTCGAGCAATCTTTATAAATTCAAACTCCCGATAGTTCACTCCATTGACGGAAATATCATAGCTTTTAAATATTGGATCAATACCAACTAGTACTGAAACATTTCGATTTTCTATATAGTGAATACTTTCGACATTGTTTCTTTTTCGATTTATATATGCGTATCCTGCACCTTCCAACAAGTAATCAGTTACTAGGGCCTTTTTAAACTGGAAGCCATCTAGTGTGTCGTATGTCTCGTCATTCAGCAAAATAATTCGTCTATCTTCTTCCACTTCTTCGACTTTACCGCTGGTTTCTTTGTGTAATTTGATAGGTAAAGTTGCAATAATATCCGAAATTAAATCTACACAGGTGCCGACACTAGGTATACTTAGCGCTTCTTCCTTTGTTAAAACTGCACTTGTTAAACCTGCTTGCAGCAACAATTCATCCATTCCACTTTCGCGAAATTCCTGAATACGTCTATAATCACGCCATTCTCGCCACTCTTTTATTAATCCCACAATCTCACCTCCTTAAATGACTTGTGCGCCCCAATCAGCATCAGGATTAAAGATGACATCATGCTGCAGTAAATAGATTGCATTGATTAAACTCACAACCATATCGACCTTGCCTGTTGATTTTTTCTTATTCACATAAATATTTTTATTGGTGTCCTCAGTGACTTTGGCATTTTGAAAGTTTTCTTCTAGCAATTCATTTTCGGTATAGTGAAATTCCTTGTTCATAATCTTTTCGCGTAATAGCTTTGTAGCTGGGTGTAATACGCTTGAATGCTGTTTTACTTCCACCGTAACCAAACCCTCTTTTTCTAGTTTCTGAGCAGTAGAAAGGCAGTTATAACGGTCATACGCTACGCCCATTACAAACACACTGAATTTTTCTTCTACCTCTAAAATCATTTGTTCAATAAAGCCATAATCAACAGTCATATCACCACAAGAAAAACACTTCCCTGCCTTAATGTGATCGTAGTAATTAATCTTTTCCACTCGGTTTTTATCAGGGATACGCTCAGTCGGTACAAACGCGTAGGAATCAGCATATATTTGCATGTCTTCCTCTGTCACCATCGAGAATGAACAGTTATCATTTGTCATGGCCAAGTCTAAACCTAGCCAAACTTGACGGCCCGACCAATCGAAATTATCCATTTTACATTTCCGCAAGTCTTCCACATTTACATACGCTTCACCACTATTAGAAGGTAAAAAGTGATTCATATGTTTACATAGATATTCTTCACGCTCTGAGGGCTTTTCTATGGCTGATTTACGGCTATCTCGTATCTCGTTATAGTTTTCCTCAACTCTCAACGGATTAGCTTGTAATAGCCCTGTATCGTCCCATAAATGCTCGTCCTCAGCATAATAAAGCAGCGCAAACATGCGATCATCTTCAATGAAACCGTTAAACACTTTCTTCGCATACGCTAATTCCTCTAGCATGATCGATTTATCCTCAGCGTAGGCCGTTGTTAATTTAAAGCGTAGTGGATTTTTAACGTTTAATTGCCCTGATTTCATGGCGTTTATATTCTTATAATCTTTAAATGCGCCCACTTCATCAGCTATAAAAGCAGATGGACGGATTGAGTTATTTCTATTCGCCTCTGCAGTACGTGCCTGGTAAAAACTATTTGTTAAAGTACATACAATTTTTCCACTTAACGTTTTTGGAATCACAAAGTATTTAGCAACGCCTGGGCTGGCCATGATAATTTGTGTCATAGCCTTTTTAACTTCACCTGCAAGCTCACGGTCCAAACAGATAGAATAAAACTCCGAATAATCATCCTCTGTAAGCATTAAGATGATTATGATTAAGGCACAAATGAACGTCTTCGCATTCTTACGAGGAATAAACAACGTAATATCACGGTACCTAAACTTTTCTTTATCGTTTTTAAAGCGCCATCCGAAAATGTTGACAAGAAAAAAAGCCTGGAATCCTTCCAAGCCTTCTAATATTGTTTTTCCTGCAACGCCTAAACCTGTAGCGAAGTTAAGTAATTCTAAAAGACCCTCTATCTTTTCTATTTCTTCCATATCGAAATAGTAATCAAAATCATCCTCATACTGCTTTTCTAAATCCTTTAGGAACCAATTACACTGAATAATGACCTCTTTTGTTGTAATTTCTTTGCCTTTTACAACTCTTTCAGCGTATTTTACAGCCTTTTCGTATATCATTTCTTACCACCACGCAATACTTTTAACAGTTGATCATCTTCTTCAACTCGAACTTGGAAATTAATATTACCTAGCTTTGCTCGACTTTGTGGCGACAGACTTAATTCATTACAGCAACGGAAAAACTCTTTTGAATACTTATCTTTAGCACTCAATAAATTCCGATCTAAAAGCCTTTCAATATCCCTGTTAATAATTCGTTCAATTTGTTGCACTCGGTCAATGGCTACCGCACAGGTGCTTAGAATATAAATATCGAGATTACCAAGAATCCCACTTGCCTGTAACTCCTTCACAATGAAATTGAAAATTTTCTTTTGCCTTGCATTCAGGTGTGTAGGAGGCAAGATTTCATCGGCAGCACCTTTTAATTTGTCTTCTGTTTGAGTACGAATTGCGATTTCTTCCTTCGTTAAATTCTTGCTCATTGTTTTCACACTTTTAGACGGTCTAGCCAATTTCCTCACCTCCTTAAAAATTTTCATTTAGGGAATTTTTTTAGAACAAATGGGGGCAGTCGGTGTACAGGAATTTCACAATTTTTCACCAAATACCTGGGGGGTACTCTCCAAAATAATATTTTTTAATTCTTTTGCAGGTATTGATCCCTTCTCTGCCAGCTCATGATGATAACGACACAACGATATAAGGTTGTCATCCTCTAGCCTCTTGTCCCATGTGTTAGATATAGGCTCTATGTGATGCACCTCTAAGTCTGTGAAGTTATATTGCATCTGAGTATTGTATAAGTTGTGTAAGCACACCTGGCATAGATGTTTGTCACGATCAGCTATGTGCGCTCGCTTATTCTTCCATGCCCTTGACCATCTGAATCTATCAATGTATGTGGTCTGCTTTGTAGCTGCCTGCTTAGATGCACACCGTTGACCACGTTTATGAATACCACCACAATAAGCACAACTCTTTAGCAATGTACTCACCACCTTTTGACCATAATAAAAAGCACCTAGTACATAGATGCTAAAACAATTTCCTATTTAAATTACAATAATATATTTATGTCCTTATGAGTTGATTTATTTTTTGTTGTATAAGCTCTACCATTGTAAGTACCTCTTCATAAGGTTTGTTCAATATTTCCTGTATTCTTTCTTCATATGTATCTATATCCATACTAAGCTCATCTTTAGATGAATTGATAGAATATCTATTAGTTTGTGCACTAATGATTATATCGTAAATTCCATCTGCGAACTCACTTGTTACCTCTTTGAAGTTAGGGATACTGATGATATCTTCTTCTTCAAAATAACTCATAAATGCTTTTACTTTAGATAAATTCATACTTATCTCAACTAATTGCAATCTAATATTCATTTCGTACTTCCTAACATCACCTGTTGAACTGCTAGGTAGTCGAATACGAGATACATTATCCAATATTGTTAGATACATGTAATCTAACTTTTGTAGACTATTTTCATATGTTAATAATAACTCTTGAAATTTATTAATTTTAATTTCAACAATCATTTTCTCTCGTTCTTTATTATATTGTAAGTCTAATTGTTTTGTCATTTGCATTCTAGCAACAAAATATGCACCAAACGCACCAATTGCGCCACCTAACATACTTAATATTCCACCAATAATTGTGGACTTATTTGTACTATCTTCACCAATAACTTGAAAAGTAATTGCAAAAATTCCTGATAAAAATATTATTATAAAAACACATAGTATTATTTCCATTGCCTTTCTCACTTCATTTTCCCCCAATATGTAATAAGAATATCTTATCATGGTGAAATAAATAAGAATACAATCATAATAAAAAGCCACATACAATAGTAAGTGACTTATGAATAGATTATAATGATTGCCACCAGTCTTCTAAATTTTCTCTTTTTCTTTTTTCTTCTATGCTTCTGATTTGGGCATTAATAGGTGCTACTTTTCCAATTAACCTAATGTACTGGTTACTAATATGAATAAGTTCATCTGAAAATTTAATATGATTAGCATATTTTAGTTTACTCTGATTGAAATAATCGTAACTCCAACCGCTGGAATTATTAGATCCTGAAGGATCTTTTACTATCCCATATACAATTAGAATTTTCCCTAGTTCACCAAACATTATTCTTATTGGCTCTTCCTGTTCATCTAGTAATCTATTTTTTTGCTCATAGTACAGGCCATCATTTTCTTTTTCATGCCACCATAGCTCTTTTTTATTCATATATACACTGACAAGTTCTGAGCTTTTATCTTTGAGTTTCTCTATTTCTTTTTTAAGCTCCTTAGCCTTCTCATCACCTAATTCAAAAAATTTCCCTCCATCACTTTTCACAGCAGATAAAGTTGTTATCTCAAACCACTCGGCTGTAAATTTCGTAAGCTCTTTGAGAAAATTATTTTTTTTTAACACCATATCTCCTATTAATTCAGTTTTCATAGCTACGCGTTGTGCAATCTGTTGTTCAAAATCCATATATAAACACTCCTTAGAAATTTTGTTAAATTAAGACTATCAGAAACACCCTCTCTAAGGAAGGATTATACATTAAATAATTAATATAACAAAAGACCGTACTATTTGTACGGCCTCAACTGCTTACGCATTTTTGTGCGCTTTTTGATACTACTATCATATAACGGATTTTCAATAGATTCAGCCACTACATAGTAAGGTACTATTTTAATACATTACTTAGATGATACTTTTTCAGCATATTGCATCATACGCATAATGTTAGCGTGTTTCATCTTAATATAGTTTGTACTGTAATTTAATTCACTTGCAATTGTTTCAAGTGTCTTGCCTTCCACATGCTTACGATAAAGTATTTTATATTCAAGCCCATCGAATGTGCTAATAAGGTTTTTCAAATCATGAAGATCATTTAATTTATGAGCCAATTCATATTCGATTGCTTCGATTTCTACTTCTACATTTGCACCTAATGATTTGGCTTCTAGCTTGTACTTACCTAAATCATTTACATTTTCCCAACGTCTTAACTCACGTTTAGTTTTACTAAGATTGTATTCAAGGTAAGTTATTTGTTCCTCAAGCTTTCGATAGTCCTTTAACCATTCGTACATGTGCAACACCTACTTTCAATAAAGGTTACAGATATGGTTACATGCTGTTACAGGGTGTTTGTAACCCTTAAAATGTTGATATATCAATGTTTAAAGCTACATGGTTACAGATATACAGATTATTTAGCGATTTTCCTTTATATATTTTTTTATTTCTTTCTTTTTTCTTTTTATTTATTTTTTATATACTTATATCTATTATTTATCTGTAACTAAAGAAATAATATTAATATAAATATATATATAATAAGGGTTTGTAACGGTTACAGATGTATTTTTTTATCTGTAACCCTCATTCCCATAAAAGTATTCTTAAACCCTTGATAAATAGGCATTCGATAGGGTTACAGTTACATCCCTTCATCTGTTACCTCATCCGTAACCTTTTTATAGACTCGGACAGGATTTCCCATAACTTTTACTACTTTTGATTCCCAGCTCTCCTTCTTCATCCTACGACCGAATTCGGTACTTCCAGCCGGTTTGTGCCCTTCTTCTTCACAGTAAGCCACATACATTGCGTATACGTCCCTAGTCCTCTTTCCATCGATTTCATCACTATATTGATGCAAAAATGAAAGTGCACTATCAGATTGAATGAAATATTCAATTGTTTGCTGTTCGATTGTGGTTGAATCAGACAGTTTATTGCCGTTTTTGCGTATTCTCTTAATACCTTCGAGTGCTAATTTTAATATGTAAGACTTGGCTGCATCACTCGAGAGTTTTTCGTCTAAATTTTCATCGATAACTTTAACTTCTGCATCACAAGGAATGACAACTAAGCGCCTACCAATACCACCAGACTTATCTTTAAACTGTGGCATCTTGTTACAAGTAAAAATGAGTGTCGCTTTCGACCGTATGGTAATAGGGATTGAATAGATCGGACGCAACATAACCGGATCTCCTGACGCTAGCGTTTTAAAGTTGGCCGACTTGTCTAGGTAAGACGCGTCAATATCATCAGCAATGTTCATTAATTTACCTGACATCCCATATACGGCTGTATCATCATCGAATTTATCTAATGGTACATTCGTTTCCAGACCGTTTGTGAATGAAGTTAGCATTTTCAATAATGTTGATTTACCATTGTTCCCTTTTTCAGACTTATAAAAGAAAACTTTATGCGGGAAGCCTTTTGTCATTAAAATATGGCCAAACATTTCTTCAATTACGCTCCGCAAATCTTTTCGATTACAAGTAAAGAAATCTAGGAATTGATCCACATTCTCGTCATAGGCGTCATCATCGTATTGAACATCTAAAAAATACGGTGTAAAGCCAGCATCGATTATTATTGGTTCACCGTCATCGATAATCACGCCATTAGGTAGCTGGATAACAAAGTCATTATCCTCTACCACGTTAGATTTGATTTTAAATAGTTCCATCAATTGCTTATGTTGGGCTGGCTTTAATTTTATATGCTTGTCTATCTCTCTTAGCAGCTTATTGGAATCGGTAATATAACGGTCCAGCTGCTTAAAATAAATTTGATTGTTGTAATAATGAAGGTCTAAACGTTTGGCCAAAACTTCACTCGTCATGACCATATCCTTTGAATTTAGCCATTGCTGTGAACTAGGTGCTGGCTTTTTATCTAACACGGATTTTATTGTGTTATTAAGCTCGTCATCATCCATGGACTCAGCAAATACTTTTGTATTAATAAAAGTTGCTAGTACCTGCAGCGTTTCATTATTGATCATATCGGTGCTGTATTGCTCTAACGTTGTGAGCAAATGACTATATATTGCACTATTGCGCCCTTGCCCTTCTTTAATGCCTAGTAAATTATGTTTTAATTTAGAAGGATACAAGAGCAAAGGAAGCTCCGGTAAACTGCTCACATCTTCAAGATAATGAGCATTTTCCATTGGTCGAAGTTTGCCATTTTGCTTAATCGTAGCTTGTGAGCGTGTGCCTGTTTTATAATCGACCTTTAATCCGGCCACCGTTGTTTTATCTGTGTAGTTTTTAATGGGTGTCGTCATTCCCTCAGCCTTTGGACGCTTGTACCAAAGGTGAAACCCCCGACTTGTTTCAACACGTAACGATGGATAAGCAGAATAAATGTATTCAGCTGCATCTGAGCGTGTATCAAAATCCACGACCACAATATCTTTTGTTAAAATGACACCGGCATCTTTATAATTTTTATGGTCGGTAGAAAATATGTCGAAAGAGTGTTTAGGCTTCTTTTCCTCCAGCTCGATGTAGCGCAATGGTTTTATAGTAGACTTCAAACCGTAGCACCTCCTTTCTTTTCCATTTAAAGCTTTCATTTAATCTGTAACTCTAATAGAATAAAACTATTACAATATTTTTAAGAGGTGAAATAGTTTGGAAAAAAATCTAGAATTACAGTGCGGCCTTATTATGCCAATTGCCCCAATGTTCGACTACACTGCAGAACATTGGTTAGAGGTTAAAAGCATCATTACCCAAGCAGTGTCACAAGTTAGTGAGTTTAAATTTAAAACAGATATTGTAAGTAATTCTGATGGAGAAATTGACGTTATACATAAACGTATTGTTCAGAACCTATACAATGCAGATATTGTGATTTGTGACATTAGCGGTAGAAATCCTAATGTACTTTTTGAATTAGGTATGAGACTAACATTTGATAAACCTACAATTATTATTAAAGATGATAAAACTGATTTTATTTTCGATACAGGTCTAATCGAACATTTAACTTACCCAACTGACTTACGATTTAACAGAATAGTTAAGTTTCAGGCTGAGTTAGCTAATGCAGTTAGTCAAACCTATAAAAAATCAAAAAGTGATCCTTCATATTCTACTTTTCTTGGTAATTTTGGTGAATTTAAAGTTCCCGCATTACATCAAACTCCTGTTTCTGATGTACAGCAATTAATACTTGATGAGATTTCAAGTGTAAGGCGAGAAGTAAATGTAATAAAAAATGCAACAAAAAATGACCACTCTAATCTATCTACAGAAAAGAGAATTAAAGAATTATTTGAAATTTATATAGATGTTATTGATGAGATTGATCCAAATAACAATAAGCAAGTTAAGGAATTTAAAGTATTTTTGGAAAGCAACGGTATAATTTTAAATGCACGAAATTTGAAATTTATTTACTCTTTATTAGATAATATTAAGAAAGAAACTGTTAGTATTTAGATTAATTAATGCAAGTATCTTTATTTATGATATTTGCATTTTTCACTTTGTAATTTAAGAAATTTTTAATTAAGTATTTCCCTGATTCAACTCAATTATTTTGATTTTCCAATTCATCAATGCTCATTTGTTGAGGCTGAATTAATAAAGAAACATTTGTGCCTGCAGCTGGATAAATAGCGTTTACTCGGTCTACGTCCTCTGTTGCTACATTAAATTTGAGCACAGTCTTTTTATTGTCACGCTGCAAGTTTACAAATTCAGCTTGAATAGGCTCATATGGTCCCTCATCATCAGAAATTGTTAAAATAGTCATTTTACCTGTTAACCTTAATAATTCGGCAGCATGTTTCGTTTCATCTGTTAAGATATGAAACATTAAAACTTCCTTTTTATCATCCTTTTGCATTTTCTTAAAAAGCACACTAATTTGAATGTCTTTTGTTTCTACTGTTTCTGTTGTCATTTGAAACACTCTCCTATACAAATAATTGTTTTTGAATCATTTTTACGTACCAATTCAAATCGATTTTTCGTTTCTCGAATTGGTCAAGTGGACCATTCCACACGATAGCTTGTTCTGGACTGTTAGAAACTTTTTGATATTTTTCATCACGTACCTTATAAACACCTCCACGTTTGGGATCTGTTGTAGCAAAAATACGATTTACCTTTTGTAGTTCTATCATTTGCATTTTGCCATCCTCAAACGCTTCACATGTCATACCCTCAAATTTCCCTTGCTTGGCCACTAACTGAAATGCTGTTAAATCTTTTTTGAACATATTAATGACTGTTTTTTGAATCGGTATATCATGCATGTAATAATTGACCAGGGCTGTATCGATAATCGATAAGCTATTACGCTCCCAGGTACCACCCTCGAAATTTTTCATAATTCCTTTTGAAACGATTACCCCATCAGAATATCGGACACAATAATTATTGGCATCACGTTGAGCAATCTTATTAATCTCGTTTACTTTGAAATGGATTTCATAGTGTTTACTGAATCGCTCAATGACTTCATCGATAAAAGGACGGAATGATTTGTCCTCATACTTAACAATTAAGCCATCTGTATTTGATTGAATAAGCTCTATAAATGGCTCCAATAACACAATTAGATGTGTAAGAATAAGTTGGCCATTTACTACGATGTTGTTAAATTGTTGCGGATCAAATAGCGCATTAAACTCTGACTTACAAGCACCTACTGCAGCATTGAGCAAAATTTTATAAATTTCCTCTTTTGATTCACCTGCAGCTTGATAACTTAATCGATCCTGGTATATTTTTTCATATCGTTCAGGCATCTTAGCTGCTCTACTGATAAATCCGTTGTTAATCTTTAATGTGGGAAAATAAGATTTTGCATCGATGTGTAAAAAGTAACCTTCACCTAAATAGTTTTCTTTCGCTGCATGCAAACCACCAAAACCATACGTGTGTGTTAATCCTGCAATCTTATATTCAAATTGTCGCTTTTCTAAATCAGTCACGGCTCCACACTCCAAGTAGGACATGTGGATATTGTTATAGAAATCGACAACTGATTTGGGCAATTCATCAATTTTGAGTCTCTTATCATAACTAAGCTTTAATCGATCACGCTTATGGTCCTTCATTTTAAATGCCTTTAATACTGTAGAAGCTAAATTCGCACGTGTCTTTTTCACATCAGATGGATGTAATTTAAACGATTCAATAATTTCAAATTTGGAAGCAAAATAATCTTCTCGTTTTTGAAAGGCTTCTCCGGTTGCTTTTACATCGTTTTCACAGTAATCAAGGATTGTTTGAACTTCCTCTGGTGTTAATTCCTTTTGGTTAAAATCAACAGGTGTTTCAATAATATTCATGCCTAAGTTGGCCATAACTTCTTTTAATGAAAGTGATTTATTTATTAACTCTTGCTTTACGTCCAATGTAAGAAAACCACAATTTACTTTTCGCTTAAATGAGCCACCTATAATTTGTTGACTAATCTCATATGGATCCTGGTCAGTTAAAATAGCCCATAAAATGATGTCGTCATAATGATAATTATTAAAGCCAACAAGTATATCTTTTGAAGAAAGAGCGCTTTGTAGGCGCTCTTTATCGTTGTGTATGCGTATGATTCTATTGTTGGCCAGATTTAAGATGACACACATCCAGTCATTGGGGAAAACCTCGAAATCATACACTTTAAACATATTAGAATGGCTCCGGTTGACTTAATGAGAAGTTAACGAATGTACCCTTATTAGATTTTGAGTGCTTAATGTCCATTTCACATTGGGTACCTAGAGCTTCTTTAAATGCATTGACTAAATCAGTCTCAGGTGAACCGAAAACAGAAGGGTCCAATTCGATGTTTAGTGCATATGCACATTTCATCGTTTGTTTTAATGCACGTGCCATCATTTTTTCAGTGAAGAAGATCATTCCAAAGAATTTACGATTTTCATAACCTTCATTTAAAAGTTCAAGATCAAGTTGTAACCATTCTGTTCCTTTATCATTTACACGCCATTGCACCTCTGAAAGTACAACATCATATCCACCCTCTGGTAGTGCCTCGTGATCATCCACCGGTGATGTTTTTGGATCAAATCCCTCTGCTAATAATTTTTGAGCCATAGCTGCTAAGTTTGACATAATAATTTACCTCACTTTATTTTTATAGTTTTATTTTGTACGTGGAGCTCGCGGTGCTCTTGGTGCACCTGGTTTCGCTGTTCGTGGTGCTTTTACCGTTGTGTTCGGTTCATTGGCCGGTGGTGGGTTGTCCTTCACGTATTGTTCAATGTTAGATTCAACCCCTTCTGATTCTTCTTTAATCCCTTTTTCATATTCTTCTTTTGAAATTGGGTTACAATGTTCGAAATCTGGATCATCGGGAACAACATCACCTTTTTTATATTTCAAATAAGAATCGCTTTCTGGGTGGAAGTAGTAAGAATCTTCATCAAAGACTTTTACATTGTCTTTAACTTCCTCAGCAAGTTGAGTTAGTGATTTCTTTTCTTCAACTTTATTTTCAGTTTGTGGTTCATTAGCTGAACCTTTATCGAACGCGCCAATTACAGAATCTAAGATATTCAAGATTCGTTCGTCCTCGATCCAATCGCGTTGATAATTTTTACGGCGGTCCACAACACGGCGAAGATACTTTTTACCGATTTTTTGACACATGATGTTCAGGTCACAGTTACCATTCACAACATTTAGATCCTTATCTCCTAATGATGGAATTGATTTCTCTAAAGTCCCCTCTAATTTTGTCGCATAACGACTAATGTAAATAACATTCATCGGCAGGGCTTTAAGACGGACCACAATTGAGGTAATAAATGTTTTGCGTAACCCCCAGCCTTTGCCGTATGGCACATCACCCACATAATCAACACCATTTTCCTCACAAATTGCCTGTTCAATGAGTGTAACTAAATCATCTATTACATCGATAACCACCGTTTCAAAGCCGTGTCCACCCTTTTCAAGGTCTTTAATGAGCCCTAACATTTGCTCAACGACTGATACCTTAATTGCACCGGTATTTGGATCGCGTTCATTTTTTAAGTCAACAGATGGTGTTTCAATTTGAGCAGCGTTCCCATCTGTATTGAAAATGACCGGATTAGGAAACTCACTTGCTAAATAAGATTTACCATTCATAGTTGGTCCCCAGATGAAATAATTACGTGGTGTTTCAATTGTTTTCTTTGGTTTGTTTGGTGGTAGTGCCATTGTTATTTAGCCTCCTTCGTTTTTTTCATAGAGATTTTTGTATAGCCCTTTTTAGGCGTAACTTTTTCAAACCTTTTCGCAATCCGTGGATGTGATTCACGTAAAGCTTTTGAGTCTATTGAGACTGATTCAGTAGGAAGAACCAAAGTAATTGTGCATTGGTCCGTTTCAAATGATTTCACTTTGTGGTCCATCATTAGTTGATATAGCTTGTCTTTCATAGCCTTATATTGTGATTCAGTTTCTTTAAAGGACTGTATTTGTAATTCAAATTTCTCCACTTTGTTTGCAACAATAGCAATCTCGTTTTTTTCCTCTAAGGTAATAGAATAAAAATCAGCTTCGGACATTTCAGGTTGTTGTTTTAAAGCTTCACAACGTTTCCAGAACAACTCAATAGCTTGTAAGATTTGATTTGCATATGCTTCATCAAAATGGATAACTTCAATTTTTAAAAGCTCTGGATCAAATTCAGCATCGAAATTGTCTGGACGTTCATATAAAGCCAACCATCCTGCAGGTAAATCAAATACGTACATGTAAAGTTGCATTTGAGCTTTGTAAACTTCCATTGTTGGCTTTTTGCCGTGCGTTTTAATTTCAAGTAACAATAATTCCGTTTTGTCTGCACCATCACAGTTACCACGTATACAAAGTTCTTTGTTTATCACTGTGTCCGGTTGAAAGTTTGTTTCATTGATTACATTAATGTAGTCACGAATTTGTGGCTCCATTGTTTGGCCATATACTGTATATTCATTTCCTTCAAATACGGTTGGCTCTAAACCCATTTTTTCTTTTGCAAGCTCAAACTGTGTTTTATATTTACTTAAACCTAAAATTATAGGAACATCCGAACCACCTACAAAAGCACGGCGGTTTTCAGTGACATTTTTATCATCTGTTTGAAACATCTATTTTTCCCCCTCCATATACTTCACAAAGAGCTCGTCCGTGAAGTCTTTCTTTGTTTTCAAGGCACCATATATCAATTCCTCAATGGTATCTTTTGTAATGAAATGATAGACTGTTACTTTTTTGTCTTGGCCATTGCGGTATGCTCGTCCTAATGACTGTTCATAATCTTGTAAACTATAAGTAGGTGTATAGAAAATAACTAGGTTGGCGTATTGTAATTCAATACCTGCAGCACCAGCCTGATACTGAACAAGCGTTACACTCCCCTTTAACTTTGGCCATGTATTACGTGCCGGCAATTCTGATCGTTGGCCACTCACCTCGAACACTTTTTTCTTTAATTTGCCCATTAATAAAAGCAATGCTTCTTTTTCAGCTTTAAAGTTATAGAAAATAATGATGTTTTCATTTGTACTCTCAGCGAGCATTTCAATATATTCGAGCTTGTTCTTTTGATTGGCATAGAATCGCAATCCCTGTGCAAGTTTTGGATAAGTGTCATAGACAACTTTTTCCCCATCAACCTCTAAAATTCGGTCTTTCTTTAACCTCAAATACTCAGTGGATCGCTTGAAAAATACATCTTCAACCACCATTGGTGGTAAATCCAAACAATCATCTTTCGATAGCTTCACACTAAAGGATTGATACATTTGCTTGAGTATATTTTCACGGTTCCAACCAACAACCTTATTTACACGACGTTGACCAAGATAAAGCGTGTCAAATATGCCAAATTCACGCTCAAATTGCGTTTTACTTTGTGCCAAATTAAACATGATGAAATAGTTTATTGTATCGCCCCACCCATTGCTTGACGGTGTGGCAGATAAGAGTAAAAAATACGTACTGGCTTTAACTAAGTTCTTTGCGGCCTTACCTCGTTGTGAAGTAGATGTTTTCACATAATGACATTCATCGAATATGACAAACCAGCCTTTGTATTTCTTCCAATCAGCAAATAACTTGCCATAAGACAAAAGATCGTAACTAATTTCAATGCCGTAATAATTAGCGACCGTTTGAATATCCCTATCCCATCCACCTTCTTTTATCTTTTGTGGTGGTGCCACAATCAAAAGGGGCTCGCCATTGTTATGAAGTAAATAATGGTGGATAGATAAAATAGTTTTCCCTGTGCCAGTATCAAGTGCATATAAATAATTGGCTTTTGCTTTCTGCAGCACATCTTTTTGGTACTCATATAACATGGAATCGGTCGAGATTAATTCGGACATCTTCGACACTATATGCGACAAACGCTACACCTCCTGCAGCTTGTATTTTTTCGATATGGTATTTTTGGAGCTCACTCACAACGCCACCTGGTCGCTTTACTTCAATGCCAACAAACTTTCCATTGATACAAGCCAAGATGTCAGGCACACCGGACTTTTGGAACATGTCACCATGTACCTTCATCCACCAATGACCATTTGATTCGAGCCACTTCTTAATTTGGTTTTCAATTGTTTTTTCGAGTGGTTTTCTCGACATACTAGGAAACACCTTCCCGATTTGATATACTGATTTCAGATATTTTTTTGGTTAGAGCCTGAACCGTTCCAGCGGTATAGGCTCTTATTTTTTGTCCATTACAATTGTGCCTAGCTGCCATTCGGCAACAAATTCGTGAAATTTCCAACCCTTATAGGCCAGGTTGTGTTTTACGAAATAATCACCCAGGACTTCTAAAAGACAATCATTCATTTACTTTACCTTTAGATTTTTCAATTTCAGCGAATAATCTTTCTGCTCCTACTTGACTTAAAATAAGCTTGCCACCTAGTAAACTGTAGTTATTATCAGATACTTCGCCAGTAACAGCGCATGCCATATTAGGCTTGTATTTTTTAAGAATTACCCCACCGTCACGATCTGTAAAAATTTCTAATGGATCACCTTCTGCAATTTCCAAAGTTCTACGAATTTCCTTTGGAATAACCACGCGACCTAAATCATCGATTCTACGAACAATACCTGTTGCTTTCATACTCTTAGCCTCCAAATAGTTTGATAGATTTACTTCTGACGTACTGCTACAGCTTTATTAATTGCATTGCTGATTAAAGCTAAACGTTGTTCAACGGGTAATGCCAACCACTCGGCTACTTTGATTTTCATTTGTTTCACCTACCCCTTAAAAATGCTGTAGAAATTATCCTCTAGAAATTGTGACATTTTAGAAGCTAAGAAGCTCCACTTTTCACCTTTAGCTTTCGGGTAATAAACAAATCCTCCTTGCAATACATCTAATTGCTTTTTGAATCTTTGTGGGTACAGAATATTATCTTTAATCCAAACTTGTTTTTTTCCAATTCGATTTTCTAGATCATTCATTGTCCAGTAGACTCCTTGTAGAGAGTGAATTTGTAATTGTTCATACTCAACTTTGGATATTAAAATTTGATCAGTTGGAATATTAATAAGGATTTCAGCTTTAATAGATTGTTGCAATTAAATCACCGACCTTTAAATACATAGCTAAAGCCCATTAAATCTATTAGCTTTGATTAACCTCCTATCTTATATTGTGCAAGATAACTCATTAAAACTACAGAAATTCTGTACTTGACCAGCAAAAAAAATGATACTGTCAAATGGAACGTTAACATGAGTAACAAAATCGTAAGCTTGGTCCATTCTGAAAATTCGTCGATACTTTTCATACTGAATATACGTCTTTTCTGACATTTTCATTTTTTTAGCCATTTCAAGTTGAGTTAAACCCGCTAAAATTCTAGCTTGTTCTAAAGTGTATCGCATAACATCTCACCTCCTGCAATTAGATTACTACAGAAATTCTGTAGTTTCAATAATTAAAAGCAGAAATACTGTATTATATTATTGAAATGAATCAAAAGTTTCAGTTTTACTGTACAAAAATACAGAATTTCTGTATAATAAACCCAAGGAGGTGAAAATATTTTGAGTGTCGGAAAGAAAATAAAGAAGTTGAGGAAAGAAAAAGGTCTTACACAAAGCGAATTAGCCAAAAAGCTTGATGTTGTTTCTACTGCGGTATCTGCTTGGGAGAGGGATGCAAATAAACCTATGATGGATAAACTAACAATAATGTCAGAGTTATTTAAGGTTCCCATCTCACATTTCTTTGATGTGGAAGAAATACCATCAAACGCTATCACATTAACACCTAACTTTGTAAAAATACCAGTCTTGGGCATTATCGCTTGTGGCGATCCAATCACAGCTGTGGAAAATCATGATGGATACAGGTATGAACCTACAGAATTTTTACCTAAAGGGAATCTATTCTACTTAAGGACAAAGGGTGATAGCATGGAGCCTACTATCCCTGACAACTCTTTTGTATTAATAAGAGAACAACCAGAAGTAGAGTACGGGGAGATTGCAGCTGTGTTGGTGAATGGCGATACGGAAATAACGTTGAAACGTGTAAAGAAGCAAGGGAATGCCATCTTCTTAATGCCTGATAACCCCAAGCATGATCCAATTTTGGTTGATGAAAACAACCCCGTTAGAATTATTGGAAAAGCAGTACGTTATACACAGGATCTTTAATACTTAGCGCTAAGCATTAACTAAGAATAAGAGCTGACTCATTCGTCAAGCTCTTATTCTTATACACACAAAAGGAGATATACAAATGGCTAGTATCACAAAACGCGGTAGTTCATGGCAATATATGATTAATCACTATGTGGATGGCAAAAGAAAGCCCATTTCCAAAGGTGGCTTTGCCACTAAGAGAGAGGCGCAGATAGCTGCTGCAGAAAAAGAAATATTATTAAAAAAAGGTAATCAAGTAATTGTTAAGGAAAAACCTTTTGCAAATTATTTTGAAGAATGGATTGAATTGTATAAATCAAACAAACACATTAATACCTACAACCGTTATTCAAATTCTGTTGAACGTGTAAAGGAACATTTCAAAGATAAACCGATTCAAAAAATTACTCGAGCAGATTACCAAATGTTTTTAAATGAATACGGTAAAGGTAAATCAAGAGAAACTGTTAGAAAGATAAACACACACATTAGAGCGTGTGTAAAGGACGCAATAGAGGAAGGATATATAACTATAGACTTCACTCGCAAGGTGGAATTAAACGCTTCACATAACGCTAAAAAAAGTGAAGATAAACATCTGAACTACAATGATAGTGTCAAATTATACAAAGAGTTATTTAATCGCTTATCCCCTACCACTAGTACTTACCATTTAATTTTATTGGGACTTGTATCAGGATTAAGGTTTGGTGAGTTAACAGGACTAACTACAGATTGTTTCGACTTTAAGCTAAATCAAATAAAAGTTTATCAAGCTTGGGACTACAAAAGAGGAACTGGATTCGGACCATTAAAAAATGAACAATCGGAGAGAAAAATATCTATTGATAAGAAAGTTATGAATGAATTCAAGAAACTGATATTGGCAGTACCTGAAAATGAAAACAACTTGGTTTTCTATAGACAATCGTCCATTAAAACAGTAACAAATGAAGGTGCAAATAAATTATTACGGAAAACCTTAGATACATTAGAAATCGAACATATCACCATCCATGGTTTACGACATACACATGCCAGTGTCTTAATCTATAAAGGAGCTAACATTCATTCAGTTTCTAAACGATTAGGACATTCAGATATTCAAACAACACTAGATCACTATTCGCATGTATTAAAAGAAATGGAAGAACGAGATGAAGCAATAGCGATTAACGTTTATTCATCTTAA